AACCGCCCATGCAAAGCCGTTGACCGCATACGCGGCAACCTGATTTTTGTCATTGAACGGAGAGAGGGCAGAGGTGTCTGCTTCGGGATGCCCCGCCACATTGTAAAGAATTGCAACCATCTGTTCACGGGTCACAGGAACATCCAAATTCAAGCCGGATTTCTCCAAACCGTCCAGATAGCCGTTTTTCAGGGCGGCATACCAGTTGCCGCTATACCACTTGCCGTTGCATCCCGCCTGCTCCAAAACAGCCGCATCGGTCTCAATGTCACTCGGGCAGAAGTAGCGGGTCAGCATGGCAAGAAGCTGTCCCCCGGTCACGGTGCCTGTAGGACTGTATTTGCCGTTTCCAATACCGCCTACCATCTTTGCCCCGGCTGCTTTCTCGATTGCCGTATAAGCCCAATGGCTGGCGGGCACATCACTGAATGTAGGGGCTGCAGCAAAGGCGGGTACTGTCATAGTCGCGCTCAATGCTGCCGCGATGACTGCGGACAAGATTCTTTTCTTCTGCATATTCTCTCTTTACCTCCGACACAATGATTGTATATAGGGCAGTACAGATATGTAATTGTATTTTACTCTGGTTTTCAAATATTTTCAATATCCGAAAGCAAAAGGTCATCCCTCGGCGGGATGACCTTTTGCGTCAAATGGTATCTTCCAGATAAAAGACAAATCCGAACCCATCCCTGATTAGGAACAAGTTCGGATTTTGTCGTTTTGGTGGACCTGGGCAGAGCTTAAACGAACAGCGCCCGTTTCGATATTTTCTACATTGTCGATAACCGATGGATCCAGCGGGATCTCAACCGTGTTTTTACTTCCTGCGTAGTTGAATACGACCTTCATGTAGTCCTGACCGTCCGGGTTGTCGTAGACATAGACTGCGATCAAGAAAGTGTCGAATAACTCCGCTTGGTATTTCTTATCGTGGACATCTCCGGCCTGCAACTTTTTCAGCCACCCTACAAGCTGATCTCTGTTGACAGGAATGACGTCAGCTTTTGCCATTGTGATTTTCCGATCGATGTCCGACTGTTCCTTTTCCAACTCCATGAGACGGGCTTTTGTGGTAGGCGTGATGATGCCCTGCTCTATCGCCGCCATGAGATTTTTGATACTGCGCTGCGTGTCCTTCAGCTGATCCTCCAAAAGCCCGATCCCGCTTGCGCTTTCCTGATGCTGGCTATACTCGACCACGCTGTCGGCAATCCAGTTGATCGTATCATCATCCAGTGTGCGGCGTTTGATTGCCTTTGCCACCTGAAGCTCGATGTCGTCCCGTCGCAGGTTTTTCTTCTCGCAGGTTTTTTCCGCGCGGCGCTTCTGGCAGACGTAGTAGTAATGCAGGTTGCCGGAGTGACTGGTGCCGGAGATGCCGGTCATTGGACTTTTGCAGTGTCCGCAGAACAGCTTGCCGGTAAGCAGATAGTCACCATTGACGCGGTGACGCCCTTGTGGATTCTTCTTCGTGGTGATCACCTCCTGGACCTTGAAATACAGCTCATCGCTGATGATGCGCGGGATGCCGCCCTCTTTGCGAACATCGCCGTAGATGTAAATGCCGCGGTACCGTTCGTTGGAAAGGATCTTCTGAAAGCTCGACCGCCCCCAGTCTCTCCCATAAGAGGTTTTGATCCCTCTGGCGTTCAAGCTGTTCATAATGTCGACGAAAGGCTCGCCGCAGGAAACGCGCGTGAAGATCTCCCGGATAACCGCAGCCTTCGGCTCGTCGATGGCATAGTGCAGCGTTTCGTCCGCTTTATAGCCGTAGGGCAGATGGCCGTTCGCCACCATGCAATTCGCGGCGTTGTCATATAGGCCGCGCTTGATGTCCTCGGCCATGTTCTCGGAATAGAACTGGTTGACATTCATCATCGAGCGGGCGGCGAAGCGTCCAGCCGCAGTATCGTCGAAATCCTCCTCCACATAGAGAACACGAACGCCAAGATCCTGAAGCCGAGCTTCGTTGATCAGAGCCTCCAGCATATTGCGCCCCATGCGGTTAGACTTCCACGCGATTACATAGCGGAACTTCCCTTTTGCAGCGTCAGTCATCATGCGCTGGAAGTCACGGCGCTTGTCGGTGCGGCCGGAAACGGCGCGGTCGGCATAGGTGTCAATGATCCTGATGCCATACTCCGCCGCCAGTTCGTAGCCCTTTTCGAACTGCTGCTCTACGGAAATGTCCTTCTGGTTGTGGCTGCTGTACCGGCCATAGAGAACGCCCGGCTCTTCGATTTCCAGCTTCTTGCCCCGCTTCGGCTTCGCCGGGTGCTTTGCAGGTTTTCTCGGCAACAGCGCCACCCCCTTCTAACGATAGATTTGCAGTAGTAGATATTCAGAATCAGAAACAGATTACAGATACAGTCTCAGATACAGATACAGGTACAGAGACAGTGCGCGCACGATCGCGCGCACACGCACGCGCGCACGCGAGGTATCGCTATGGTATGCTCCGATGATTTTAAAGAAAAGTTTGCGTGCGATACCATATATACCTGTATCGATATGGTTAAATCTTCTCAGAAATCTCTATGACCGCAAAATACATATGCTTGCATGGAAAGCCTCTTTTCCTAAAATCGGGGCAGGAACATCCAGATATGTCTATATCGTACGCCTTGCCATGCTCCCCAAGCACACAGGCTGTGTGCGCTTCTGGATCATAACCTAATAGTTCCATGCTCTTAGAGTATATGCCCTTCTCCATTCGGCTTCTCTGTTCAGGCGATAGGTGCGTCGCATACCCCCAAGCAGGCCAACCGATCTTTGCAAAGTCCTCCGCAAATTTACGACAAATTGCCGTCTGTTGAGCTATTGCCGCTTGCTGGCGCTCCTTTTCTTCATTCGCTGCTCGCCGCAGCATTATCCCAACAACTGCCAAAGTCACGACTACGCCGACAAAGAAAACCGCTAAGACTGCCATGGAAACCTCCCTGCATTACACGTCCTGTCGAAGTCTATCGAAAGTGATAATATATCTTTTCTCACAAAAATATTGTGCGGTCTGATATAATAGCCTCGCTGCCGGCAGTAAATCTAAACAAAGGAGTGTCGTGTATGGCTACGACAAAAGAACTGCTGGCATTATTGCGCCTTCTCGACGTTATATCGGCTGAGGAAAAGAAGAATCTTCTTAGTTTTCTTCTTGTGCTGCGAGATACCGGAGATACCGTAGCGCCTCCTGTTTCTTGCTTTCAGAAAGAGAAAGAATAATTTCCGCAATCTCAAGGTCAAGACCGTCCTTTTCGTCAAGGACGGTCTTCTCTGTTGCGCTGATGTCTACCGGCATATCGTCGCACACAGAAAGAAGATTGTCTAAAGTTATCCCCATGCCCTTCGCGAGCTTGTTTAAGACAGCAAGCGATGGAACCATCGGTTTCCCTGTCTGTGGGTTAATTTCCTTTTCAATCAAGGAAATGTATCCGGTGGAAAGACTGCACTGAGAGGCCATCTGCCGCTGGGAAATCCCGTGCTCGCGCCGATATTCGATAATCAATTCCGATAGTTTCATTACTTAGACCTCCCTTGTTTTGTCTAATAGATTTTACAATATGGCGCGCTGAATGTCAATCTTGATGTCTAAAATTTTTTTCATTTTTCGTCAAAACCACTTGACACACAGAGAGGCATAGTGTATTATCTCATTGTCTAAAGGTTTAGACAGACAGGCCAAAGGAGGTGAATTAAATGGGGTGCAAGATTAAAGAGCGTCGGGAGTTCCTGAAGATGTCCCAAGAAGAACTTGCCGAGAAGAGCGAGGTCAGCCGCGCTACAATCTCAAGTTTAGAGAACAATTCCGAACGCAACACATCAACAAAGATTCTGAAAAGAATCGCTTCTGCACTGCAAACAACGGTCGGCGAGCTTTTTTTTGCGGATGATGTCTAAAGGTTTAGACGATTTAAGTGAAAAAGTCTCGCTACGGAAGGAGGGGAGACATGGACTGCGGAACAAGACCACGGAAAAATATCTCGACCGATGAGCTGTTAAAGATTGCCTCTCGCGTTCGCATTTGCAGCTACAGCGGAAATTCAATTAGGTACCTTGATGCCGAAAACGACAGGTGGATTGTCTTTACTGATGTCTGCAGGGCGCTTGGCTACAAAAATCCAAATCACGAAAGCAAGAAAGTTGATTCGGACGAAAAGTGCAAATTAGACATCGGATTGAAAAATACGCTTGCTGTGTGCATCAACCGTCGAGGATTACTTAGATTCTCGCTATTCGCCAACAAACTCGAAACCGCAGATTTTCAAAGGTGGGCCGACGAAGCAATCTTCGGCAAAGGGGAGGCAGATGTGCAATGAGCAAATGCCGAATCTCCCTCGAAGGCGAGCTGACCGATGAAATCAAAATCGACACATCGCTGATCCCCGAGCACGTCCGTATGCACCTTGCAGCAAAGACGCTGGAGTGTTTCAAAGCATTTTTAGCTGTTCCCGGCAATGCGGAATGGCTGGACGAACAGGTTGCCACAATGAAAGCGGCCGAGGCCGCAGCAATTCGAAAGGAGTGATGAAGATGGCATATTACCGGACTTGCCCTTACTGCGGCAGTAATAACGACCCCGGCGAGGCCTGTGATTGCCGCGCAGAAACAAAAAAAGAGCCCGCCCCGGCGCAACGGGAACGGACTCAGGCAAATGGATACCCGTACACAGTTTACCAGCCGGGTCGAGCCGCGTCAAGAACAAAGGAGGTGCGACCGTGGCTGAAGAGCTGAGAGAGCTCCGGCTTTCCAAGCAGATACCGGCCAAGGATATGGTCGCGGTGGTACAAGCCATCTACCCAAAGTACGACAAGACCGTTCAAAGCAAGTGCGAGAACGGAGACGCCTACGGCGTGAGCCTGCGGCCAGACGCGATGGCGGCGCTCTACGCGCACTTCGCACCGGAGCTGGTAGAGAGCCGTAAGACGGCCAAAAAGGACGCGCACCGGCTGACCTGTCGTATCTCGGCAAGGCTTGAAACCGCCGACTACGAGGAGTTGCAACGGCTGATAGCGGCTGAGGGCTACGCCACCACACAGGACTGGCTGACCGCCACCGTCCGCCGCTACATCGCAGAGGCAGGTGAAACCGAATGAACTACGATCTGCCAGACCACCCCGTTATCCAAAACATGGAGCGCACCGGCTACCCGGACGGCAAGGAGCCGACCTTCCCGATTTGCCCCGTCTGTGGTGAAGAGTGCGAGGAAATTTTCAGAGACAAAGATTTGAATATCGTCGGCTGCGATATCTGCATCAAGCAGTCCGACGCATGGGAGGAGCCTGAGTGCTTCCCCGGAAAGGAGTATTGATGAAAGGACTGGTTATCACCACCGAAAACAAGATGCAGGTCAGGGAGTTCGACGAGCCTGCCTATGAGACCATCGGAAAGACTGTTGGCGGCTGGATCGAGGTTGTCCACCCGAAGCTGCTGCCCGCTCCGTACTGCATGATCGTCAACGAAGAGGGTCTGCTGCTCGGCCTGCCGCTCAATTTGTTCGGCTGCATTCTCTATGATACCGTGCGCCACGGAAATCCCATTGTCGGAGACATCGTGATTCTCAAAGAAGGCTTCACCACGCCCGGCGAGAGAGACTTTATCGGGCTGGACGAGGACGACATCAAATTCCTCGGCGCAATGGCCGTCAGTCTGAGCGGCGGCGGCATCAAGTGGGAAAGCGAGGCGCGATAATGGCAAAGTTCTATTTTACCTACGGCACGGACGGTCAGCCGTTTTTCGGTGGCTGGACTGAGGTCGAAGCACCGGACGCTCACGCGGCCTGTGCCGCATTCCGCGCCTATCACCCCGATAAGACCGAGGGCTTAGTGAATTGCTCCAGCATCTATGACGAGGAGAAGTTCAAGCTGACCGGAATGTACCGGGAAAGCAATTTCGGTTTCCGGTGCCACGAAATCATCACTCTGCGGCGCGAAGCCGCTACCAACTGAAAGGAGCTATCACCATGATTAGAAACCCGAACGACATCCAGGAGGGCGCAAAGAAAATCCGCATGCTGATCGCCGGTTATCCCGGCATCGGAAAATCCACTCTGGCGCTGTCCGCCCCCAATCCCCTGCACATTGACGTCGATTTCGGCATCGACCGCATCGAGCCGCGCTACCGCAAGCCGTACATCCAGCCCCAGAGCTACGACGAGATCCTGGGCGACCTCACCCCCATCAATCTCCAGGACTTTGATACCCTTGTCTTTGACACCGGCGGCAAGCTCATTTCCCTCATGTCCCTGTGGGCTATCAAGAAAGACCCGAAGTATGGCCAGCGCGACGGCAGCCTCTCTCTCAAGGGCTATGGCTTCGTCGGTAAGGAATTCGTCCGACTGATGGACTATTGCTTCTATGAGCTGCAGAAGAACATCGTCATCGTGTTCCACGCCACCGAGGAAAAGGACGGCGACAACACCCGCCTCCGCATCAAGGTCGAGGGCCAGACCAAGAACAATGTCTGGGAGCCTATGGACTTGGGCGGCTTCGTGGAGATTTACGGCAATGACCGCACCATCGGCTTCTCCAACTGCGAGAGGTATTTCGCCAAGGGGACGCGCGGCATCTCCGGCATTCGCAAGATCCCCGCACTCGGCCCGACCAGCCCTAACGACTTCCTGACGAAGCTGTTCGCCGAGTACAACGCCAAGGCCACTGCCGAGGTCGAGCAGAACGCTGTTGATCAGGCGGCATACGAGGCCGCGATGGTTGAGGGCACGGCCATCATCGCCGGCATTGTCGATGCCGACACCGCCAACGCCGCCATGCCGAAATATCAGGCCATTAAGCACGCGCTGACCTCCAACAAGGAGCTGGGTGTCCTCTGGAACAAGAAGGTTAAGGAGTGCGGCCTGTTCTACGATAAGGTGCTGAAAAAGTACACGCCCGCGCCGGCAGCGCCCGGAGAGGAGAAGGGAGCTGAGTAAATGGGACGCTACCTGATGACCCATTCGCTGCTGTCGTCCTGGCTCTACACCATGAAAGGCAACCCCTATGAGGATATGACAACGGAGCGCGACCCGATGGCGGAGTTTATGCTGACGCTGCGCCGGGAGCCGACGCCTACCACCGAGGCCATGCAGAACGGCATCGACTTTGAAGATTTGGTGACGAGCATTATCAACGGCCGCGGCGATCCGAACAATCAGTGGTATGCCGCTGCCGAAAAGGTCGCTCGACGGTGCGCCGGGGGCATCCTCCAGTACAAGGCCAAGAAGGTTGTCGAAGTCGGCGGCGTGAGCCTGCTGCTGTACGGCCGTCTGGACTGCTTGAAAGCCGGGGAAATCATCGACGTCAAGTTCACCAAGAGCTATGACGCTGGAAAATATTTCGGCAGTACACAGCACCCCACCTACTTCGAGTTAATCCCCGAAGCGCGGCAGTTTACCTACATCGCCAGCAACGGGCGCGATGTATGGCCGGAAACATACTTCCGTGAGGACGCTCCCAGCATCTTCCCTGTCATTTCCGACTTCTTCGACTGGCTCCGGGCGGTGGATCTGATGCAGGTCTATCAGGAGAAGTGGGCGACGCTATGAACGGCAAGCTGAAAGACTGGTCGTTCTCCCGCACCGGAGAAAGCGTGCTGACCATCACGACCAGAGAGAGCTGCAAGAAGCTGTGGGACGCGCTCGGCGATCAGGAGATTACATTCTCCATCAAAAGGCGCGTCATCCCCCGAAGCCTCAACGCGAACAACTACGCATGGTCGCTGATTGAGAAATTGGCCGTCGCGGTGAAGTCGGACAAGGACTCCGTTTACGAGGAAATGCTCCGGCGCTACGGCACCGGCGAGACATACACCGACGAGGCCGGAAACGAGTGCAAGGTGTTGTTCTCCCTGCGGGAGGGCGTACCGCCCGCGCTGGTGGCGCGGCACTACGCCGAAACTGGCGTCGGTTATGTCGAGGGGAAGAAGTTCATTCATTACCGGGCGATCAAAGGCACCAGCGAATATTCCACGAAAGAAATGAGTGTCTTTCTGGACGGCATCATTTCCGAGTGCCAGGAGGTCGGCATCGAAACCGACACCCCCGAGCAGATTGCCAGATACAAGGAGGAATGGGGTCGATGAGCTATGGCGAAGAACTTATGACTGAAATGCTGATTGCCGAAGCACTCGAGGAGCAAGACCGGAAGGACCAGGTGTGCCGCTTCTATGGAGCTATCGGCGCCAAGGTGTGGATTACCTCGGACGGGAGCAGCATCAGCATTCACAAGATGGATAGCCGTCATATCCGAAATTGCATCTCAATGCTCAAGGGGAATATGCCGCTTTATGATGAGCCTTTCGATAGGATCGCCTTAAAGTATATCGAACTGTTTGAAGCGGAAATTCAGACAAGATACCCACCCAAAGATGCCTCCGAGGGCTTCTTTGACGAAGAGGAGGACGAATTCATTGCGCAAAGTTTATTGTGACTACTGCGGTCGAGAGACTGAGTATGTCGACAGCAAGGTCATCTACGGCAAGAGCTACGGCAAAATCTATCTCTGCCGGAACTGCATGGCATACGTCGGTGTGCATAAGGGGACGGATAAGCCCCTCGGCCGCCTTGCCAATGCGGAACTGCGGAACTGGAAAAAGGCTGCACACGCCGTATTTGACCCTCTGTGGAAGTATGGCCGCTTTCGCGGCCATCGCAACGCGGCCTATGCGTGGCTTGCCCAGAAGATGGGCTTGCCCGTGGAGAAGACCCACATCGGAATGTTTGATGTCGGCCAGTGCCGCAAGGCCATCGAAATCATTGAGAAAGAAACGAAAGGAGACCGTTATGGAAGATACCAAAAAGACCCCCGCTGAGCTGGTCGCTGACCTGATGCTTGACCCCGGCTTTGTCCTCGTCCCGCAGGATCGCTACGAGGAGCTGATCCGCGCCGAAACTGAGCGTGATGTGCTGGAAGCGACCATCAAGGGTGAGAACAGCTACAATGTCGAAAGAGTTCTCGATGCCATTCAGCAGGCGCGCAG